CACGATGCTAAACTTAAGCCCTGCTGCACTACGCAATTTGAAGCCATAATTTTATTTTTTTAATTTAATTTTTATTTATGTTTATGTCTTTAATTACGATGCAAAAACTACTTGAGAACCAAATCCAGTAGCGACACCAATTTTCATAACCAATTTCATTCTGTAAGAACCAAAATCATTACTATACCACGCTATCGGTGATGTAATATCTGATAATAAATCTGTCCCCAAAAGCAAATTGTCGTAGTTAGAAACTGCTGCAAATCCATTACCAATTTCACAAGAAACAGCGATGGTATTTGTGAATGGAACCTGGATTGCCATTTGTCCGTTCGCTAATGGGATTGGGTCAAAATGATATAGGTTAGCCGCTACTAATGATAATCTGTATGCTTGTAAATCTCCGTGAGACAACCACAAGATAGTTGGAACTACTTTTAGAGGGTCAGGAAGTGCTAATACATAACTATTTACCACATTTACTCCATTAGAAGTTGTGATTGCTGTATAAGTTATATTCACAACATCACCCGATAATGCATTATTCCAAGATTCAAGGAAACCTGATACACCATCAACCGCAGTAGTAGCAGACCAAATCTTTCTTGATGCAAATACATTAGCCTTTTTTGATACATCGTCCATAATAGCCTGCTCAAATCCACCACCAACTTCTTCGTTGTATGAACCAGGACGCAAACGAACGGACATAATTGTATTGTTTAGGTCTGCTTCACACCAAGATTTTTCAATCTGGTAAGACGCAACCTTTAATTCTACTTCAGTCATTACGACATTTGTAGATGTTCCTGTGGTAGTAAATGCACCACAACCATTTCCTAAAGATGCGATTGTATCAATAGCACCTGTTTCAAAAACAGGAATCAGTTGTCCGTATTTCACATCAGGAATAACTTTCATATACTGCGCTTCGGTAGTATCCATAACGATTTTGTGCAAAAGTAAATCTGCGTTTGCGTTAAGAAAATCTACCATTCCCGAAGTATTAAAATCAAAAGAATATTTTTTCATAATTTTAATGTTGTTTAATTTTTTTTATAAATAGTTTTATTTGTTTCTCTTTGCTTCTTTTAACGCCTTGAAGAGTTCATATCTGTCGTCGGAATTAAATGCATTAGAAACCATTTTATCATCTTTTAAGGGCTGATGTGTCCCTGATTTTTTGAATGTCTCATAGTCAGATTGGAATGATTCCATCTTCTCTTTCATTCTTCTCATTTCCTCAACCATCGGGGCTAATGCCTCTATGATTGCATCTACAATTTTTGTGTCCTTGTCTTCTGCATCTTTGATTTCAATTTCGGTTTCCATTTCTTCGTTATTTTGGGCACCTGCTTCTTCACCAGATTTGATAGATACAAGTTTTCCTTCTTCGTCAGTTTCAAAGATTTTTTCACCATCAAGAAACTTCCAAGTTCCAGCACCTACAATCGTATAAGTTTGGTCGTCATTTACAAGATAGATAATATCACCTACCACAAAATCCGTATCTGGTTTTTGGTTAGTGATAATATATCCTCCTTCTAATTCAACCTCATTAAACTTTTGAGATTTTGGAGTAGAAAACTTTAGACCAACAAGTTCTGCAACTTTGTTTAAGATTTCATCTTTAGTCATAATATTTTTTTTGTTTTATTGTTATGGATAAATATATCCATAAAGTTTATTGTTTATAGTGTTTCATCACTTCTACGACCATTTCGTATATCTTTTGGGATTGGTATAGGTCGGTCGCTTCTTTATGTGTTTTACAAGGGAAATAACCCTGTCCTTCCATATAGTGCGTTCCTTCACAACCCATCTCTTTTGATTTACTATCAGCACCACTCTCGGTGGTGTATGCGGGTGCTCCACCAATATCACCGATAAAGTCAAATACTTCTTTTGTTTCCAACTCATCTTCGTTGGGTGTAAGGTAAGGAGACATACCATCTGTGGTTATTTCCATATTCTCACCAACTTCAAACTTGTTTTTATATTTTGAATAACAAACCGCTAATCGTTGTTTCTCGTCAGGAAACTCACCAATCAAAACACTTGAACCTGCACATCTTGAAACATAATCACTCTCACTCTCACCAGGTCTAACCTCTATAAATGTTTCAGGTGAAACATCACCAAAATTAAATGGTATTTCTGTGAAAAAACCTTCAAGGCTGATTCCCGATGTAGCGTTAGACAACACATACTTTTCAAATATTTTCTTGTCCTTAAATGCGATTGTAGTAATCCAAGTGCCAGGTTTCATTTCCTTACCGAAGATTTGGTATGATTTATCTTCTTTTGAATTATCACCTACCAACCAGTTTTCGTATGTATAAACATCTTCTGCGTTGAAGGTATAATCACTATGCTCAAGGTTGATAAAGTTTTGTAATTTACCCATCTCTTTTAGACGAGATACTTTCATCAACGCTTTTTTAATTGTCTCTTTAGACATAAACACATAGTAAGATTTACCCTCACTAAATCTGTAGATGTATGTATCAGGTTCAAATACAACTGCAGTTATTTCACCCTTGTAATTATCAACAGAAAAAAGTTGTTCTTTTTTTGTTGCTTTTTCTACAATTCTTTTACTCCATTCTAACGCAGGTTCTCCACCCCAACTATCATACATAAGTTTTCCACACCCGTCTTCGTAAGATGTTGATGATTCCAAATCTACTTTATGACGGGACAAATAACTATACATTCTGGTAATTGTTTCAAGGGACAGATTTTCTCCAGCCGCTAATTGTGATGCACGAGTTTTACCCACCTGTGTTCCACAATCACCCCAACCATTTTCTTCAGTCCAATCAACAACTCTTTTACCGATTTCCTGTATCTCTTTAGTTGGAACTTCAAACATTTCTTTTACCTCAAATCTATCAATAACTTTACCCTGTCCTTCAAAATATTCTTCTCCGATATACAAGGGACACCAACCTTCATAACCACAAAACTCTACCTTCGTAAAATTACGGACTTCAGGTTGATTGATAAATGCAGATTTAACGGACGGATAAAAAAACAATCCCATAAAAAAGTTGTTAGCCTTAAACTCGGATTGATGGGACATATTGTAGTGTAATGCTTCACTCAAGAATGGTCTGTCTGCACCCTCATAAACTAGGTCTGCTTGTTGAACTCCTCGTTGTGCTTGATAGGGTATTCTCTGTAAAAGTTGGTCGTAAGTTTCACCTACTTTAAGGTTAAAGACCAACGCTTTATAGCGATGATAGCAGTTCTTACCGCCCTTAAAATTAAACACATCAACAGAAGGAATACTACCTGGACGAGGTATAATTTTGAATGTATTACTATCACCCGCAATCTCCAAACTGATTTTCTGTAGGTCTTGACGAGAATACACACGACCAGCACCTATCATACGACGACAGAATTGTCTTGATTCGGGTTTTAGGACACTCCCTGCACCATTATCTATGGTATAGACATACCGAGTGATACTATCTAAAGATAAGTCGTTTAGGAAGTCCCTTTTATTTGGTTGAGAACCTACTGAATAAAACTTGTGTTGGTATTCTTCAATATCATATACCTCAACATCGTCTAACAAACCTACAGGTATTTCTTCACCATACTTATCCAAAATATCCAATAAGTCGGGGTTTATATCTTCTTCATAAAAACAGGTGTGATTATGTATTTTATCGTTGAATATCTCCCACGATAATTGTGTCGCAGGTTGTTTGACGATTGATATTTTTTCTACACCTGAAATATCATCTTCTTCATCAATAAGTAATTCAAAAACTTTCATTATAGTCGTGATAATTGTTCTATTTTATTGTTTAATTTTTCCGTGTTCTGTATGTCGTTATACAAAACATAGGTTTTAAGTGGGACTTTTGTAGATGTGTTCTGTTTAGAAATTGCTTGAACTATTCTACTATCGTCAATCGCAAGTGGTCTCGCACCCACACTTGAGTTCATCATTCCAAGTGTGTCTCCGTATTGTTCTACAGCCGCACGAGACATTACAAACTCACCACCTTCAAGTAATGCAGGAACACCCCCGTCTTCGTGGGTGTCCCCTTGTATAAGACCACCTCGTCTTCCTATAAAGGTCTTGGATTGTGTGAATTGTATTTGGTCGTTTATTACCGCAACCTGTGCTGCGGTTAAACCTGCAACTACTAAAGACAGAGGGATTGCGGCTGCTAAAGGTAAAGTAGCATACTGGTTGATTATAGCCTGTGCGGAGTTTGAAACTGCGTTCGCTAAACCGAATTGTAATTCCTGTATCCTTGCTCTTTTTTCAACCTCAAATCTCTTTTTCTGGTAATCCTTTTCAATCTTTAATCTCTCTGCGGCTATGATTTTGTTTTGTGCTACAGATTCAGTATTCGCTTCACCGATAAGGGATAAAGTCGTATCCTGTGCGTATTGTAATTTCTCTAATAATAAACTATTGGAAGTTGAATATAATTCAGACAACCTTGAAGATGTTTCACTAAAGATATTGAATACAACATCAGATATTTTCTTGAACTTACTTTCACTAAAAGTTTCTGCAAATGTTTCACCAGTTTCTTTAGTTTCCTCCTGAAGTTCTTTCATCTTCTTCATCAACTCATTTATTACATCTGTAAATGTTGCGACACCTTCCCCTGCTGGTGATAAAAATGCATCTTCGCCAAGGTCTAATTCAAGTTGTTTTAAGATGTTTATTAAACTCTCAATTTCTTTTACACTTTCAAATGTAATATCAGTAAGTCCTTCAGAACCTTTCTGTATAAAGGTTATTAAATCTTGTGGAGATAATACCTTCAAAAACTTATCTCTTATACCATCAACACCTTTAATAACAACCTTACCAGTTTCATCTACTACTTCCACAACTTTACCCGAGTTTGAGATAAAATCTTTAACAAAATCGGTGAATGCTTCTGGTGATGATGCCGCTGTTTGTTTAACTTTTTCTATGGAGTTTTCTATTTCCTGTTGTGTAAGTTTAGCGGTAGTCCCTGCCACTACACCTTGTCTCTCTAATTGTTTTTCTAAATCGGAACTTATTATAGTAAGGTCTTGTAATTGTTGCCCAACATCATCAACCGATATATTTGTTTTAGCAGAACCTAAAGATAATTCAACTAAAGATTTAGTTAAACTTTCTACCTTCTTGTTTTGTGCGTCAATTAAAGCAACTTGTTTTTCATCGGTAATTAAAGCACCCCCTGAATCTCGTAAGGATTTTCTTACAATACCCAATTCTGTAAGTTTTTCAGTTATTCTCTCTGTAATTAAAGGGACAACATCACCTTCTAAAACTGCACCTGCGTTGAAATCTTTTAATATGTCTTCTGCCCCATTTACAAACTCAAGAAGAGTGTTTTGTGCAACTTTAGTATCTATGGGTGGTATTTTGAATATACTTGCTAATTTATTACCTGATAATTCTTTTGTAAATCTTGATAATAAATTGAAATATGCAGTCAAATCTTTCTGACCCTGTGGTGTGATTAGTTGGGATTGTTCTTCTTTTAATCTAATAAGTTCTCGTCTAAATCCTTCTACCTGTTCTGTAGGAAGAATAAACTTTTTCTCTGCATCATCTTTTAGAGATTGGTTGATGTCTTTAATCCTTGTAGATATTTCCTGATAATCTAATAGGATTTGATTACTCGGGTTTTTCTCTGATGCGATTTTAACAAGGTCATCAAATGTTTTGTTAGTCCCGTCCAAAACTTTAGAATTACCTTCTGTGATAGCATTATTTACACCATCAAATACCGCAAGGAAGGAATCTCTAAATAATTTTCTTTCACTTTCAGATGGTATTACCTTGAATAAATCAATTTCAAGGTTTTCTTCTAATTGTTGTTTAGCGGTTTTGGCTGCTTCTGTTCTTTGTTCCAATAAAGCATTTTGGTCTTCTATAATGGTTTTAACTCTTTGTATAACCTCTACATCAACCTCAATTTGAGAATCCCCTAATTGTTGTAATGTCTCAAGATATTCTAATTGAACTGCTAATCTTTCCTGAATGTTTTTAATTTCAAGTTGTTTTCTTTTATCCGCCGCTTCCTTCGCCTGTGCTTGTCTTTTTTCCTGTTCCTTTTTTTCAAAATCAGTAATGGCGGTTTCTGCATTTTTTCTATCTGTAGCTAATTTTGATAAATCGTTTGTTGTTTTGGCGATATTCTCTTTAATGTTGGCTATATCTGCGTTTAATCGTGCCCTTGTTCTTGAACTAAATGCTCCCGTATTTCTTAATAATTCACCCTGTAGAAATGATAATTCATAAAATAAATCTGATTGTGCTTGTAGTGTCTTATCATAAATTACCTGTTTGTCTTTTAAGTCCTGTTCCAATATTTCCTTTTCACTTGCACCGAATGCTTT